GCCGGCATGGCGCCGCGCCGCCAGCCCTTCGACGTGCGCCGCTGCCGGGATCCGTGCTCGTAGAGCCAGCCGTGCGGCGCGCGCGACGCGACGTCCTGCATCACCTTCCCGCGCCCGCCGCCGAGCGCGCGCACGGAGACGCGGCGCGCGAGGTTGCCCGTGCGCGCCACACGCTGGTATTGCGCCGTGATGCGCGCGGCGGCCGTGTCGGCCGTCTTGCGCGCGATGACCGTGGCCTCTTCCGTCATCAGGCGCGGCAGGGCCTGCAGGCGGCGGATCTCGGCGTCGAGGCCGGGGAATGTCAGTTCAGCGGGCATCAGGGGCGCCCGTCCTTCCCGATCCAGCCGTCGCGTACCGGGTCGAAGGCCTCGACGTCCTCGGCCTCCGTCGGCGGCGTGGCGCCCACCAGCTCCGTGCAATACGCCACGGTCTCGATCGGCAGTTCGTCGGGCTGCACGACGCCGGAGACTTCGAACACGCGCCCGTTGACGACGAGCCGGCAGGCGCGCGTCACGCCGTCGTGATAGCCGCCCGTCAGGACGTGCGAGCCCGTGGCGACGGACGTGCCGGCGCGCGCGGATTCGTCGGCGCCCGTGGGCCGGACGGCGACGGCCCACTCGAGGCCCCTGGTCCAGGACGTGGTGAAGCCGCCGTCGCCGTCGGGCACGGCCTCGCCAGGCGTCCACACGTCGGCCCAGTGCCGGCGCTCGCCGAGGGGCACGGTGAGGCCGCTCATACCACCGCCGGATCCCGATCCCCGGCCAGCATGTTGACCATGAGCGCCCACACCTTGTCGAAGTCGGCGGCGTCGTCGCGGTGCGTCCAGAGGTGCCCCACCCAGGCCTTCACGACGGCCTGCACGCGCGGCGGCGTCGTCGTCTCATCCCACACGGGCGCCTCGACGGGCCGTTTGAGGTACTGCACGACGATGTCCGAGGCCTCGGCGGCCACGGCCGTGACGGCGGCGTCGTTCCGGGTCTCGGCGGCCGGGATGTAGAGCTGCGCCTTCGCGGCCTCGAGCGTGATCAGACTCACGGCCGGCCGTCCTGCCCGCGCTTCACGGCGAGCTGCCAGGTCGACGAGCCGTCGCCGGGCTTGGCGTCCGGCGCCGGGTCCGTGTTGGCGTGCCAGACACTCCCGCCGAACGTGACGAGGTCGCCGCGCGTGTAGCGGGCGCCCTTCTGCCACACGCCCTGATACAGCGGCACGGGGAGGGTGAGCGTGTAGGCCTGCGTGCGGTCGCCCGCGGCGAGGGAGAGCGTTAACGTGCGGGCGCCGTCATACGCGGCGCTCAGGCCGTCGAGGCCGAGGCCGTCGAGCCCGGCCCGGCCATCGGCGCCAGGCGCGCCCGGGGCGCCGTCGTGGCCATCCCGGCCGGGCGGGCCCGGGGCGCCGGGTTGCCCGTCGCGCGGCGGCGGCAGGGCCTCGAGCGCGGCCAGGCGGGCGGCCACCGGCGCGACGGCGTCGGCGACCAGGTCGCGCACGGCCGGCACCAGCGCGCGCACGACGATCTGCAGCTCCTGGTCGGTCATGCGAAGGCCTCCGCACGGCCTGCTGACACGAAGTCTTTATTGAGGCATCGGACGTGCACCATCCATCGGGTGCCGTCCGCTTCTTTAAGAATCGCGATGGCGTCGCCGCGCTTCAGCGCGTCGCCGCATGAGTAGCAATGCTCCGTGTGATTCGGCGTCACGCGGCCACCTCGGCGCGGAAGAGTTCCAGGGCGCGCGACGCCAGGGCCTCGGCGTCGAGGCCGGCGGCCACCTCGAGGGCCGGCGTCGGCGCGGGCACCGGCGGGCCGGCCGGCGGCGCCACGGAGACCGTGTCGCGGGCGGCGAGGGCCGTCAGGCTGTAGTACTGCGATTGCATGTAGGGCGTGTCGCCGCCGGGCACCGGGCCGAGCCCGTAGTACTTTTTGCGCGCTTCGTTCGGGGTCAAGGCGCCCGAGCCGATCGCGTCGCCGGCGGCCTTGGTTTTCGTCGCCGTGTCCATCCAGATCAGATCGTCAATGTCATACGCGACGCCGAGGCCGCGCGGAAGCTCCAGGCCTTCGTCCAGGCACACTTCCATCGACGTCATGAGCGACTGCAGACACTGCGAGTAGTACTGCTGCACGAGGGGCTCACTGGTGCCGTAGGGCGCGGCGTGCGAGCTGTCAATCAGCGCCGCCGGCACGTGGTAGCAGGAACAGATCGTTTCCGTCGACCATTTGAGCTGCTCGATCAATTGCGCGTCGGTCGCATTGATGCTGAGGGGCTCGTAGGTGACGCCGTCGCCGGCGACCATGATCTTACCCAGGTTGTCGCCGGAGTGCGCGGCGTGGAAGTTCTCCTGCAGGCGCTTGGCCGTCGCGTCGGAGATGGCGCCGGGCGCCGTCAACACGCCGCCGGGCCGGCTCATGTTCGCGAAGAAGGCCGCCGAGTTGATCTGAATCTTCTGGCCCTGCGAGGCGGCCAGCGCGCAGGCGTAGATCGGCGAGACGCCCACCAGCGGATGGTAGAGGGGCACCATCACGTCGTGGATGATCTCGCGCGCCGGCACGGCGAGGCGCGGCACGTCGGCGACGCGATCGGCCGTGAGGCCGGCCAGGTCGTCCCGGTGCAGCTCGTAGAAGACGGAGCCATCCGGCGCCACCAGCGGCCGCACCTTCGTGGGGTCCAGCACATACAGCGCGCGCACGACGCCGCGCTCGTCGCGTTGCTTCAAGGCGTAGGTGTTGCCATGCACGAGCTTGGAGAGGATCCATTGCTCGCGAAACTTCACCGCCGTCTGATAGTGGTTGGGTTTCGTCAGCACCGGGGAGAAGGCCGGCGAGTCGGTCTCCTCCCAAATGCCGCGCCCCACCTGTTCGACGAGCGACAGGCGGATCTTGCCGATATCCTGCGAGATGAGCGACACGCAGGCAAACACGGTCGGGTTCCCCAGGACGTCGGCCGTCGTCTGCTCGTCGTTTTTCTGCCACGCGCCAGGGTAGGGCTCGCGCACGATCGGCCACCAGGACGAGCGCCCACCACTCCCGCCCGCCGGCGGGGTGAGGGCCCCGGCCGGCGAACGGGTGATGGTCAGACGGACGTCAAAGCCGCCGGGCAGGCGCATCGGTTACGCCCGGTCGGTGCGATCCGTGCGGCCGTTGCGCTCGCGCTCCGGCGGCGGCGGCGGCGCGATCGTGCTCCCGGCGACGGCCGGCGTCGGCGGCACGTACGTGGCGCCGGTGAGGTACTTCACGGCGTTGATGCTGGCGCGCTTCCAGGTGATATAGCGTTCCGCGCGCAGGCCCACCAGGTTGTTCTGCCATAGCGAGGTCATGACGACCGTCGCGTCGGCGGGGTTCATGGGCGCGCTATCCATCTGTACCGAGGCCTCGCGCGAGACGTCGATCGTCACGCCGCCGTCGTCGGCCATCAGGATCTGCGGGCCGATCAGCCCGACGACGTTCGTCCCGGCGGCGTTGGATCCGAGGATCGTGATCCCGTTCACCGTGCCACCCTTGGCGCCGACGCCCGGGAACGTCATGTTCCCGGCAATGTCGCGCTGCAGGCCCATCGAGAGGGCGTTCGTTTCGGACATGACCACCGTCATGCCGGACAGCGGCATGTTCAGCGCCGTGAAGGCCGCCGCAAGCGTGTGAATGTCGCGGAACGGATCGTTCGTCGAGGCGCCCGACGTCGTGACGCCGTTCGTGATGCTGCCTGGCGAGACGCCGGCCACCGGCGCGGCGGCCGGATCGATGAACTGCTGATCCAGGAACGCGGCGATCCCGGCGATCATGTCGGCGCGCACGATCGTCTCGGCGTCGGGGCTCGAGCTGCGGACGAGTTCCTCCGTCAACAGGATGATGCCCGCCGCTTTGTTGATCCCGAGCGTGACGGCGGCGAAACCGAGCTTCGTGACGGGTTTTGGCGCGCCCTGGCCCACCCAGGAGTACACGCCGCCGGCGGTTTGCGCCGGCACGCTGACGTTGAAGGGCACCTTGCGAAGGCCGGGGATCTTGCCGAGGATGGTCTCCGGGCGCAGGAGTTCCAGAAACTCGTTCGTGACGTTGGTCATCACGGCCAACGGGCCCGCCCACGTGGCGTCGGTCGTGTTGCCCGGCGCGACGGCGGCTTTGAGGTAGAGCGCCACCTCGGGCGTGTTGGTCCACTGCTTCGCGTGCTCGAGTGCGCGGAAGTGATCGCCGTTCGCCGACAGCAGGGCCATTGCCGCGCGCACGAACGACGTCCCGGGCAGGACGTTGGGGCGCACGCTGATCTGCGGGAAGATCGTCGGGGTATTGCCGAAGCCGCCGGCGGCCTTGGTCACCGACGCCACCGGCGCGGCCGTCGCGCCCATGAGGGCCTCGGAGTCACGCAGGCGCGTCACGTGCGCGTCGAGGCTCTTGATCTCGAGCGCCAGGCCGTCGTACTCCTCGCGCTGGGCCTCGTCGAGCGTCACGCCGGCGGCGGCGCTGTCGTTCATGAGCGTTTGCAGGCGCGCGGCCTTCGGGGCGCGGGCGTTCGAGTACTGCTGGATCTGTTCGGCGATCGTCATGGGAGTTCCCCGAGTCGGAAACGCCGAGACGCCGGCAGCAGGAAGGGCAGGCGCGCCCGCAAGGGAGGCGACCTGGGAGGTCGCGAGGATCAGTGCGCCGGCATTGGCGGGCACCGTGACGAGCGAGAGTTCGTAGACGTCGGATTCGGAAAAGTGCGTGCCGCCCGACGGGAGCTGGCGCATGGCCGAGTGCGGCGCGCGGTAGCCGATCGACACGTGCCGCACCAGGCCGGCGCGCACGCTCTGCCAGGCCTCGTCCACGCGATCGCGCAGCGTGCCGGGCTCCGACAGGCGCGGGATCCGGGCGACGAACGGCACGCCGTCGCGCGTCGGGGCGCCGAGCGTGACGGTGCCGACGGGCGCCGCCGTGTTGTGGTTCCACAGCAGCGGCAGCGGGTTGACGAAGCGCACGCCGAGCGGATCGACGATGTCGCCGCGCCGGTCGACGCCGGGTGTCGTGGCGATACCGCGCAGCTCGCGCGCGGCCTCGTCCAGGCCTTTGACTGTGAGATCCAAGGCGGCCGTATACATGGCGCCTCGGACCTTACCCCGACCGGACCTTCGCCGGATTTTTGGGTATCCGACTATTCGGCGGCTGAGCTGCTATGCTTTGGCGGCTATGAATAAGCGCCGGCGGTGGAAAGCCAAAGCGCGGCGGCGCGCCGCGCGCCGTGGGTTTATCGGCTACGCGGCCGTCGAGGCCTTCGTGGTCGGCGCGGCGCCGTTCGTACGCGGCCTGCGCCCGATCGGCATCATCACGGGCACGATCACGTTCTAGCGCGGCGGCGCCTCGAGCCGATCGCGCAGCGCGCGCCGGAGCAGCTCCGGCACCGTCACCTCCTCGAGCGCGGCCTGGCGACAGGCGGCGTCGAACGTCACCGGCGCCACCTTCACGTGGATCGCGGTCGGCACGGCGGCACGACGCGGGCGGCCGCGCCGGCGGGGCGGGTTCTCGGTCATGGGGCCTCCCCGAGCACAAAGCAGGTATACGCCGGTTCCGGCACGACGCCGCGCCGGTCGAGGCCGTCGACGGCCATCACCAGCGCCACGACGCCATCAATCTTCTCCGTCGAGACCTTCTTGGACGGCTTGATATTGCCTGAGCTGTCGGGTTCCGTCGCCACGTTCGCCACGTTCCACCGCAGCACCGGATGGCCGCCGTGCCGGAGCGTGCGCGACAGGATGGCCTTCTCGAGGCTCTTGGTCGCCGGCGAGAGGCCCGCAAACGTCTGCCGCACCGGCACACACGTCAGGCCGTCCTGGTTGATGAGCCGGTTCGTCAGGTCCGTCGCGTTGTACGGGTCGAAGTTCAAATCGCGAATCTCGAAGCGCGCCTGCCAGGCCTGCAGGACGCGCCGCACGGCCTCATAGTCGACCACCGGGCCCGGCGTCGTCTCGAGGTGCCCCTGGCGCGCCCACAGGTCATAGGGCACCTTGTCGCGCGTCACCCGCTGTTGAATGCGATCGGCCGGGATGAAGAAGTGCGGCAGGACGGCGTAGCCGCCGCCGTCGTCGTCGGGGAAGACGGCGACGATCGCCGTGAGGTCGGTCGTGGTCGAGAGATCCATCCCGACGTAGCAGCGGCGGCCGTCGAGCGCGCGGTCGTCCCAGGCCGGATCCTGACAGGCGTCCCAGGCGCTCAGCGCCACCCAGCGCGCGGCCGTCTCGGTCCATTGATTGAGGTAGAGCCGGCGAAAGGCGTTTTCCTGCGCCGGGATTTCCTTGGCGCGGCCGGCGGCGTTGCGCATCTCCTCGAGCGAGCGGAAATCGCCGAGCGCGGGATTGGCCTTGTGCCAGACACGCTCGTCGGTCCAATCGGCCTCGGCCGGCGCTTCGAAGATCAGCGGCAGGAACGTCGGATCGATCGCCGGCGTCTCCTGCACCTTCTTGGCGTGCGCGTACAGTTCCCATAAGATCGAGTGGCGGTCATAGCCGGCGGTGGTGATGGCCATCATCAGCGGTTGCGCGCGCGCGCCTTGCGACGTGGCCAGGACGTCCCACAGTTCGCGCGTCGGCGCGGCGTGCAGCTCGTCGTAGATCACGGCCGAGGCGTCAAAGCCGTGCTTGGAGTAGGCCTCGGCGGAGATGGCCTTGTAGACCGAGCCGCTCGCGCGGTGCACGATCCGTTTCTGGCTCTCGATAATCTCGACGCAGGCGAGCAGCTCAGGATCCGCACGCAGCATCGCCGTCGCGGCGCCGAACACCAGCGCGGCTTGCTCGCGGTCGGCGGCGGCCGAGTAGACCTGGCCGCCTTTCTCGCCGTCGAACATCAGGAAATAGATCGCCAGCGCGGCGGCTAGTTCCGTTTTGCCGTTTTTGCGCGGGAGCATCAGGAGGCACGTCCGGTACTGGCGCAGGCCGTCGGCCCTCGTCGTGAAAACCTTACGGACGATCCGCTGCTGCCACGGGCGCAGGGCGAACGGTTGCCCGGCAAACGGGCCCTTTGTGTGCCGGAGGCGCCCGATCACGTCGAGCGCGCGTGGCGCCTGCGAACGGGCGCGCGTCATGGGAACAACGCGCTTGTTACGAACGGCCCAGCAAGCAGCAGAACGAGCAAGAGCGCCAGAAGTAGAAGCAGCGGAGGCAGTATACGCACGGTCATTTCAGCAGCGCACCCCAGGTGCCGGTCGAGACGGTGGGCGCGGCGGCGGCGCCCGTCGGCGCGGCGCGCACGCTCGAGCGAGACGCCGGCGTCAGGCCGAGCGCGGCGGCGGCGCGCAGCAGCGCGGCGTGCGCGCGGTCGAGCATCACGTAGGCCGGATTCGCGATCGGCGTATGCACGCCCTGAATGGTCAGCGGTTGCCCGTTGGCCTCGGCGGCGGCGCGCAGCCATACTGCCCAGGTGCGGCAATAGCTGACCAGGGCCGCGCGGTCGGCCTCGGTGATCTGCCCGGCGGCGGCGAGGATCGGCGCCAGGCGATCCCACTCGAGCGCGGCCGGCACGTCGAACAGCAGCTCCGGCGGCGGCGCGGTGTCGAAGGCCGGCAGGCGGGCGGCCGGGCGCTTGAACGCGAGGGGCT